TAGATGGGTGGCTAAACGCACCCAATCTTTGATAGAGAATAGGTCAATCTATAGATATAATTTAGTGATATAAATATGAAAAAAAAGTTATCAGCCAAGGCCAAAAAAAGATACTTGATTAAGTTGCATGTTTATAATTTGAAGAAGAAAAATAAAAATGAAAATAAAAAAGAAGCTCACTAAAAAGCAAGAGAAGTTTGTCGATCTCATGGTGTATCAGGATTACAACCAGACTAAGTGCGCCCATCTTGCGGGCTATGAGAATCCTGGTGTGGCAGCTACTAGGTTGTTGTCTGATGCAATGTATGAACATGTGCAAGAAAAGATCAAGCAACTCAAAGCTGTGCAGAGAAAGAAGAACGAGATAACTTTTGAGGGCATAGCTAAGAAGCTCGCAGATATTAGAGACGTTGCACTAGCAGATGGATCATATGGTCCAGCTGTGACAGCAGAGATTGCTAGGGCTAAACTTGCGGGCTTGATGGTAGATAAGAAGGAGTTGAAGATCCACAAGATAGATCACATGAACCGAGAACAGCTTGAAGCTAGATTGCAAGAGCTAGTGCAAGAGAACCAAATCATTCTAGGTCAAGCAGAAGAAGTCAAAGAGGAAGTGCGGCCTAGTCAAGATCTTCAAGATCTAAAGGAGAATCATCAAGAGATTGAGGACGTTGAGCCTGACGATTCTTTAGATGCGGAAGATCAGAATCAGAGAGCAGAAGGTTAACTCTTTCTTCTGCGTCCTGGAGTTTGCGTTCACAATAGTCTATGACTTTGATGCCTTTTTCCCATTCGGCTATTGAATCTTCTAAGTTTGCCTGTCCTAAGTTTAGTTTTTCAACAATTCTATTTAGTTCTTCTAATCCTTTTTCAAAGCTCATTTGCTGGTTTATTTTTAGAAAGTCTTACCATTTCATAAGATACTGTTGGTTGTATTGAAGGTCTAGTTTGCGTATGCAATCGCCAGTAAGCTAACTCTTTTGCCTCTGCAATATTTTTTGCCTTTATGTTGTAGTTAGCAGATTTTTTTTCTTCAATTTTTATTTTATAACTTGGCATTATGCAATTCTCCATACTCTGTAAGAGTTATCAGCTTCTTTCTTGAATGAAAACTTGCGGTCTTTAAATACTCTGGTATAAAAGTTAAGCCTGTATTTATAGACTTCTTCTTTGGTTAGATCCCCAATACTATCGCCAATTTCTAATGTGTCTAAGGCCTCACAGAATGGTGAGTTAAATCTGCGCACCGGTATATTTTTTTCTACTTTAAATTTCACTTTCTCTCCTGGTAAAAATTATTAATTAATTGTTCAGCTTGTTTGTTTACTTGGTCAGCCGCCCACCAAATTTGATATAGTTCCTCTAGCATTTTACTTCCACATTTCCTTGTAGAATTGCTTTGCTATTTCAGGCTCTCCAATATGGTAAGCATGAATTGAATCAACCATTTCTGGAATTGATATCTCATTGTTAGCAATAGATGTAAGTAAACTTATCTCTGAATCGCCATCAAATTTATCTAGCCAGTCTTTTACTGCGTCAATCGTTATCATCTTTGTTCTCCTCTGTCTCTGTAGGAAAGAAAGTAATATTAATATAACCGTAATCATCTTTCTCAAAAACAAAATCACATTTACAACCGTTTAACCATTCATTAAATTCTTCTCTATTCATCATCATCTTTGTTCTCCTCAATTGATACTATTTCTTGGTTATCATAAGTTTCATTCAGCACCTTGTAATCTCCACTAAATAAAAGTTCCTCGGCTTGTTCTTCTGTTTCAGCTATAACTTCAACTTCTTCAAAAAGAATACAAGTTGTTAATATTTTAAAAACTTTCATCTTCGCACTCCTTTTCCCTCTATAATCTGAATAGTTTTATTTGCACAATCACAACAAAAATAATTTTGCAAATCAATATTTTCATTTTTTTCTTGCCATTTATTTATTTCAGCTCTGGAACAATCTAGTATTTCCACTAAATTTAAACAACCAGCTAATTCATCATTCCAATTAAAGTTTGTTTTACATACTTCGCAAGTCCTTGTATCTATATCATTCATCTTTCTTCTCCTTTAAATCTGGACTATCAACAATATTGTAAGTCCACTCATACAATTCTTTAATTTCTTCATTTCCCATTGACTTGAAATCGTTGAAAGAATTTATATAAACAAATTCAACTAAATCATCATGTTTATCTTCAATAACCATTTGCTTGATATAATCAATTTCGTTATCAACTAGAGCATCTTTCATTTCTTCTATTGTTATTGCCATTAGCTTTTCTCCTTAATAGAAATAACTTTCACTTCTGTATAATGTGGCTCAGCTTCGCAACCATCATTCTCAGCTAATTCTTCTGCTTCATATTGATCTTTAGCTTCAATCGTCAATACATGACTTTCAACTACATCAACTATAACTTCATACTTTTTCATATTTATTCTCCTCCAAATAATTTGCCGTCAATCGTAAATTCATATGAGTTTGATTCGACATAATCTAAAAAACACTCTTTTGAAAAGTAGTCTCGATTATCCTGAAACCACATTTCAAACATTCTATTTTGTATATCCTCTGCAAAATCGTCTATTGAATAATCTTTATGCCATTCATCTAAAAGTTTTTCTGTATAGGCTTGCAAGTCATAACAAAAACAATATCCATTACCTTTATAATTTTTAAGAAGTGAAGATATGTATTCTGCTCTTTTGTATGCTTTATGATAATAATTAGAAGTATCTAGTTTGATATAACAACCTCTGTCGGGATACTCTGCATTTGATAGCGACCAATCAAATTTCATATTTAAAGTTTCTGCAAACTTCTTGAAACTATTTAAATTTTCATCCGCCCAAGTATTTATATTGTCGGGATCATCTAACCAAAACTTTTGGTATATCTTTTCGCAAAGTTCGTCATTAGTCTTTAAATCATCATATCCAAAAACTTCTATTGTTTGGGTAATAGTCTTACTCATATTTATTCTCCTTTAAAATTAGTTAACAAGTCTGCGTCCTTGTGCGGACTTGGTATATGTTTTGGTTTGCGTTTGGATTTTAGATACTCTATGTATTTTGAATCGTCATTGTAAACAGTGGTGTGAACGATCACACCTCCGGGAGTTTTGCGTTCTCCGAGTATGTATTTAACTTTTTTGCGCCAGTTCTCTAACTCAATAAGTTTCTTATGTTTTTTTACTTTGTCTGTGTGTTCAGTCATATTTTTCTCCGTTTATATCTATAAATTATACAGACTTTTACTATAAAAACAACACACAATTACATATCCCACAAGATAATAACAGATAAAAAAAATGTTGGTGATAAGATCCTTTATTCGCAATACAAAGCCTCCCACCCTCATTGCGCATACTTTTGCGTCCTTTTGCGTCCTTTCGCACCCCCACACCAGAAATTGCGGCCTATTGCGTGCGGCCTTGCGTGTCCAGTCGTAAGCTTTTCCAGATCCTGGACCAAAAAAAACCCGGCATAAGCCGGGCTTAGTCGTTTCACAGATCCGGCCTTATGAATTTAGATCCGCCATTCAGGATCTTACTAGTAAGCTTTATAGTGCATGGTGGTTTAGTTCTCATTTACTTTCATCCTTAACTTACATCGTCACCCTGTTAAACAGTTCAGACTTCAAGATTTTACAAAGGCTCACTCCTATAAAGCTTGTATTTATTATACATCAATTCAACACTTAAATGCAAATAAAAAACCCGGCATAAGCCGGGCTTGATTGTTGTTTAGCTTACTTAGCAATCAGTAAAGATTACATCAAAGCCCCAATAACATTCCAAATACCAATCATTTGGATTGCTCATCGCGTCATAGCTTTCTGGGTGAGAGCTTAAAGAATATCCTACGCCCCACTCCCAGGGTCCAGCTTCAAAGCATACCCAAATATCACCCTCGCTGATCTCTGAATGGTTTGCACGATCGCTAGTCATAAAGACTTCTGTGTCCGGATCAAATCCCATAAGTTTTGCTTGTTTGCGCAAAGCTTGATACAACATGTCAGCCGCTTTTTCTTTTGGCACAGCCTGGCTAACCAAATCCGGTAATATTTTTGGATCTAAATTTTCTTGAACATTCATAATTTCCTCCGTGTTTTATTATGATTATTAATTATACATCAAATAACACATGACTACAAATAAAAACCCAGGCCAAAAA